CTTAGCGTTAGTGTAAGTGATTCCGTAGAATTCTTTGTAGGCAATAGCACAAGCTTGCATGTTCCACCAATTGGAGACTTGGTGGTTAACAACGACGACGTGATCGTCACCGTTAGCAGAAGCGTGTGTCATAGTAAAATAGAATTCCATAGTGGGGAGGCGTCCAGTCAGTTTGCGAGCAGTGTGACGGAAGCAGTTAGCAAGAGAGCGTTCTTGCCACATGGTAGAAAATTGAGCAGTACCGTAGATACCAGAGGGGTTAGTACCTTTAACGAGGAAGACTGTTCTACCAACTAAGTGATAAGCATTGAGGATTGAGTCAAAGAGTTTAGTACGAGAGAGGTTGTCGTGGGGGTCACAGAGACCGTCACTGTACCAGATATTGACTTGGTCTCGTGAGAGACTCATTTCGGGAGAAGTGATTCCTTTATCTTGCTTAACACAGTCACCACCGAACGCATGTTTCTTAGCGACTTCGGGATCGTCTACAGAGAGTAGCCAATCGTTGAGTTGTTTCCACTCGGCAGAGTGAGGATTAATACCGAGAGTGGAACCAGAGCGGATGTGATCACGCTCAAAGTTTTCGAAGTAAGCACCGAAAAAGCGTCGGATCATAATTTGGAATGAGAAGGGACCACCAGAGAAAAGACGGGGATCTTTAGGAATGGGGCGGCCTTGGTCGTCGTGGGAGACGATAGTGCGCAACTCATTTTTGAGGTGTTCAGAGAAGATGACATCAGGATGGTCAGGACGTAGACCTTCCAAGAAGTCATCCCACTCTTTAAGCTCTTCAGCGAGGCGTCCGACAGGACGATACTTAGGACCAGCGGGGGTGTCAACAAGTTCAACCCAGTCGAGTTTGAGATTAGGTTGCGATTTCAAACCCTTAGGGTGTGGGAGTTTGTTGAGAGGATAGCCGCAGGCAGTATGCATGTCCATTGACTTAGTGAAAAGCCAACCGGAGACGCCGTTGAGAGCTTCTTCCACCGTGAGAACACGGGGGGTTACGTGATGTTTTTCGCGCGCAGCGAATGCAAGCATGGTATCACGAGCCATTTCAGCATCGTATTGATCATTTGAGTGGTCAACACCGTATGTGAGGAGTTGCTTTTGCATGGGGGATGTGTGTATAGATTTGCCACGGGCAGTATTGGCAGGAACTTTCTTAGGAGGATGACCGAGTTCACGGAGAGTGTTGTGAATAGCGGATTCACGAATTTCAGTCTTTCCAGGGATAGTGATTTGATCTTTGGCAGGGATACAGCCAACGAATGTCACTTGAAGAGGGAGTTCCCACTTTTCTTGGGGAGTGGTAGTTTCTACACAACGGAGAGGATGGAGGGGAGAGGGGATAACTTCTTTTGTCATAGCGATACGACGGGGTTGGATGTCAGAGAGATCTTTCATCCAAGACTCAGAGTTATCTTTGTTGAGTTCTTTAGGAGAGGCGTGTTTGATTGGGACACCTATTGCTTGAAGCATTTCTTGAGTTACGATAGTAGCGACACCTTCGTTTTGGGCAGGAGTGCCCGCAACGTGGATGCCAACGATCTTGCGTTCAAAGCGTGGGTTAGCGATAACCCATAGTTGTCCACAATCACCACGGTCGCAAAGCATATCGGCAGTTAGGCCAAATGCAATTTCAACACTGTTTCCTTCGACGGAGTTTTCGAATTCGACAGTGGATTGGAGTTTTGCATTGCGAGCGAGTTGGAGGATGAGGAAATCTTGAGAGATGGAGATTTTGGAGAGATATTCGAGGTAATCTAAGGATAGATCAGCGTTACGAATAAAGTGATGGGTGATATTACGGAAGCCAGGGACGGGCGTCTTGAGGAAGATGACGCACCAGTCACGATTTTTGACGACAGTAATATTGTCAATGTTGTCTTTGAGAGAGTCTTCGACACCATTGAGACGAGTAGTGATGATAGTTCGTTTGGTTTGGGGTGTATCTGGATCAACATGTTGAGCACAAGAGAGAATGTGCGAATGAATGAGGAGATGTTTAGAGTCGAGATAGACACCATAACCGCGGAAGTATTTGTCAGAGTTTTCTAGGAGTACACGAACACCGACCTGGTTAGGGGCGATGTTGTTAAAGAAAAATCCGCGGGTGGTATCATCACCACCTTGGGCCACATATTTGGAGTGGCCAGAGTTTTGAGGATGTTCTTTCACAACATTCCAGTTGATACGAGTAGCTTTGCTAACTATTTTCGGACCGAGAGGTTTTTCAAAGTAGGTTTGAGCTTCGTGCTCAGCGGACTGAGCGAGAAAAACACTTCGGCGAAGTAGTTTAGAAAACTTAATCTTCAACCAGTTAATAGAGCGGAACACATTGATACCAAGAAGGATACCAAATTGAGCTGCG